TGATATAGCTGTAATGGCATTAAATGGATCTTCAGGCTTACTGAATCCTCTTACAGGATCGAAGTCCACCTCAATGTCAAAAAACGCAGTTTGTAATTTGGGCGATATAGCACCCAAGTAATTCTCTTCGAGGCATCGAAATACCGGATTAATATCCGACTCCCAAAGTCGTTTACCAGAGTTAATTCGTATCTCTTTCTGGTATTCTTTGTTGGACCTCGACGAAAACCTAGACACGGGAGTACCGTATACAGTACGAAATTTACCACGCGGATCATCGTAGTAGAAAACGTACGACGCCGGGTACTCTCGGTATACTCTTTCACCAGCGACACGTTCCACAACATGGATACGATCGTTTTCCCTTGCGTATAGTGCATCAACATAACTCAATTTATTAACATCCTCGATAAGCCAATAGCATCAATAGTAGTTAGCAAAAGGTAGTTGGCAAGCATGCCAAAACTTTTCCTAGTGTAAGCAGCCCAAGCATACATAGCACAACCGCAAATCCAAATAGGATAGAGTGCCAATAAGGGAGGGGTGGGGACTGTGAGCGCCATCGTGACACTACACCCGATAGATATAGCCCAAGCAAGCAACTCAATGCCAAACCTAAAAGGATTACTCCTAAAATCATCTCGTATCCAATCAAATATTCCGGCTAGTGCATCGTTCAAAGAGTCTTACCTACAGTTTCCAAAATAGTGTTCAGTTCCTCGTGGTCTGCATTTTCATCACCTAGCTTGGCTTTGAACGCAACACGTATTGCCTTTTTAAGAATAGCTGGTTTGATTTCCATTTCTTCTGCAATGGCTTTGACAGTATCCGCAAGTCCTGCATTAAGGTCTTCTACCTCTTGCATGATTGCCATACCTTCGTTGATAATTTGTGTTAGTTTTGCTTTTTGTTCAGCTGAGAACATTCTTGAATTAGACATACAGTCTCCTAGTAAAAATGTTATTATACAGAGTTATTTTGAGAATTGCAATAGAAGTTTGCTCACTTCAACCCTTGGGGCACGACTCCCGTGGGTAGCGCAGCAGCCGCGCCCTCACGGTCCTAAGGTGAAGCCTTTTCGCAAGTGCGTGTTCTTGTTACTGTACCGTCTGGGTTCTTGACTTCTTCCCAAGCGGTACATCGTTGTTGTTGCGTTTCTTTTTCTAAAGTGGCTGGTTTTTCGAACACAGGTTCAATAACAAAATGATTCGCTCCCCACCAACCAAAGGCAGATACGAATCCATACGTTAACATTTCTACAAGCATTGTGCAATTCTTTCTTTGATAATTTCAATGACACGTTCACTTAATACAACTTCATAGTGATTGTAGTCTAAGTCGATCAACTCCATTCCTTGGTCATGATGCCGTTGACTTGATACTGTAACAACACCATCGTTTGGTGCTGGTACCCAAGGACTATTACCTTTCGTTGTAACAACATTGGTCCAAGGATGATGTATATCAATAGCATCTCCTTGTCGCATGGCCCAGGAACTTGGTCCAATGTCTTTTAACAATCTACTGTACGGCATAAAGTATTTGGCCACATCTGCAATTTCAGCACCACCGTATGGTGTGCTCAGTGTAACTGCACCTACCACACGTTCAGTCATTGCGTTGGCCAGATGCAGTGCATATACTCCACCCAGGCTGTGACAAATAAAAAATATGCTATGACGGTTGCTTAACTGATACATCATATCAGCCAAGTTCTTTTGAAATCCGTTACGGCTATCGTAATTGATAACTAGATCTTCGTGTCCCTTGATGTGTTCACGTATATAATTGAAACTTTCACTAGTGGCACTGGCACCATGAATGTAAACAAGAAGCATATAAAGTTATTTAAGTGTTGCCCTTAGCATCCAGCTATGTTTTGCATGTGCGTCTTGACGTCCTGCTAGGAAATCACTTAACCCGTGCTCTCTGAGTTCTTCAGACGCTTGAAATACAATTTTAAACATTTCCTGCATTCTGTCGCTATCAGACAGTAGTTCAGCAATCATTGCGTCAGCAGGTAGTATTTCTGTTTCGTCTTCAATACCACTTAGCATCGAAAAACGTGTATATGAAGCTGGTGTATATGCTTTAATTTTACGAATGTTTTCAGCAAATGCATCAATACTGCCATATACTTCTTCGTAAATCTCACCAAACAATGTATGAAGTTGTGGGAATAGTGATCCTTCTACGTTCCAGTGGAAGTTTTGTGCTTTTAGTGCAAACGAGTATTCGCTTGCAAATGCTATTTTGAGTGCTCGTTGTAGTTCGTCCATATTAAATCCTATACAGTATTGTATTTATACTGAATAGGATCTAACAGTTTATCTACCTTGACCGCGATATGCTTTGAATGTGCGTTTTTGATTTTTATTCATTGCTGAAGTTTTTGGACGATTTCCGCCCGAGCTTGTACGCTTGTGTACTGATGGAATCCCACCTGATCCTGCGCTGCCTTTAATTGCCATTGTAGTTCTCCTTGATTAAATCGTTTTTTCAGTGTATTCAGATTTGTTCCAACCCAGTAAAAAATTAGCCTTCCAGTGATTCTGTTCGAATCCTTTTAAGCCATGCCATTTTTCTTTATTGCTGAGTATTTGTTGAGCAGCATCATGCCAGTCAATCTGTGTTAATTTATTTTGAACGCGATCAAGTTGCTCGCAGAATTTGTCATATGATGTGTAATCGCATTCAATATGTAATACTTCGTAAAGATTATGATCATGATCCACAGCATCCAACGCAAAATCAAATCCCCATTTGGCAATAGTATTCATTACCAAACTAGCTGCTGGTATGTTCTTGCGTAAGTTGAATAATTGATCACGGGCTTCATTGCTGTATCTGCATCTATGTAAAATTAAACAATGATCAAGATATAGTCCGGGACTGTCAATTTCCAACCAATCTTGTTGAAAACAATGATGATTGAGAGAACTATTTAATTGGTATCCCGTGGCCCGGTAAAACCCAATCTCGGCACGATTTAATTCAAATCCGTCTTTGTCGTAATATCGAAAATCTTCCGAATCAAATATATTATAGTTGGGCTTGGTACAAACAGGATCCGGTAAGATGCTGTAATCGCAAACTTTTATCATGAGTTATGGGTGCATTCCAAAATTACCTTGCATGCGTACCTGGTCAATATCATGCTTGTCTGCATAGGCATCTACACGCATTGCCAATTGAAAATCAAGTATGGTTAGTCCTTTTACATCAAACGTGGCTGTTTTGACAGCGACCTCGGCTACGTCTTGTGTTACTTCAGCAAAATGATCCATTTTTTCACTGAGCTGATTTATAAATTCCACAAACTCTAATGCATGTCTATGATCTTTGGCAACATATTTTGCTTGTAGTGTTTTATGATCTATCATTTCCCAGTCTGGAAGAAATCGGCTTTTTAAATCATTCAATGCCTGGTTGCTGGGTTTAAAGTCCTCAATGGGACGACTTCTGGACTCTTCAACACCACCCCCACTGTCGCCAGATTCGGAGTTGTTGCTGCCGTAGCCATAGTAATAACCATAATATGGCGCACCGCCGCGATCACTTCTACTTCGTTGTTTTTTTCTTCTGCGCTCGTCTAACGGACCAAATTCATTCAGCTTCATTGTGTTCTATCCTTGTTGTCTATAGCGCCACCTGTGACCCAGGCTGTACAACTTCGTGTGCCGGCACATTTAAAATGTAAAAAATTGCAATACCCTAAGTCTGCTCTATGTATAGTGGCCAAGGCATCTGCTGCTTTTTCATCGCCCTTAATACCGGCTTCCATGCATGCCCACATCTTGTCTGACACATCAAATGCAGCACAGTTTCCACACTTCATTGTTTTGGCAGTTTTTTCTGTGATGTTCCAACGTCGAGCAGCATCTTTCCAATAACTACCTGGTTCGTCGGGATTGGCTGGACCGTAGTGATAGCTGTCTATCGCCTTCTGACGATTTTTTAGATTCACATCTAAGTCGTGAGTGGCAACAGGACAACCTTTTTCTGCAGCTTCAACTAATCTTATTAAATGTCTCATTATCCTCTTACTGTGCTTGTAGCGACGCCAATGGTTGCACCTTTTAACAAACGTCCTGTATCCATTGCTGCAACTCTTGGAACAGGTGCAGCCGGTGTAGGTGATTTAGTAGGACCGGCGGAAACTGTTGTTTTTGGTACTGCTGTTATTGTGGGTGTCATGGGCTGTTCGTCAATCTCAGATTTTTTAGATTTCAAACGTGATTTGACAAACAGTTCTGCAATGAACATTACTACAATTACCAGTCATCTTTACCGTCTTGTAGCCATGGATCGCGATTCACGTCAATTGAAGTTGGTGCAACAGATGCTGGACGAGTTGGTGTTGTGGTTGCAGTGTTACTGCCCGCAGGTTTTGGCTGACTTCTTAATTCTTGTTGACGTTGTCTACTATTGTATCTTAACTTGGCTGCACGTTCTGGATCTGTTTGGCGCGATAATACCCAGTCTCGCG